GCTTATAATCTTTCTGCCAATGGTTTTAACACTACTGTTCATGTGTATTGTTAAAAATATAGTATCGTTACTTAAAAACAAACCAAACTGTCTTAAATCAAAGTCGTTGTCTTGCACATTATAATGGCCACGCAGCCTATAAATGTTTTCATCATACTTGCGATCTCTGTTTTCTAAAAACAACAAATCTTGTATGTTTGTTTCGCTTTGTGTTGTGTAAAGAGGTTGATCCGCAGTATTTTCTGTGTTTTCGTCTGTAGGTAAAGCATCAAGTTTTGGACCTAGATACTTGTGTACAAAAACATCAGTACCGCCAACAGTGAATTGTTCAAAGATAATTTTATCTAAGAAATCATAATCTTTACTTTTTTCTGGTCTGTATAAACTAAGTCTTGGCATATACATATTTAGCATAAATACTTGTGGAGACAAACTATGGCTGATACAACTACTGAAAAACAAGAAATTTTTAACTACGTGGAAGCATTCCTTGGCGGAGGAATGGTAGACGTTGAGCTTGATCCTGTTCATTACGAAACAGCATTGAAAAAATCATTATCAAAATATAGACAGCGTAGTGAAAATGCTGTTGAAGAAAGTTATGTTACATTGCCAATAAATCAAGATGTTAATGAGTATACATTACCACAAGAAGTTATCGAAGTACGTAAAATTTACAGACGCAGTGTAGGTAGTAGATTAGGCGGCAGTGCAGATGGCGGTAGTTTGTTTGAACCTTTTAACCTAGCATACACAAACACATACTTGTTAGCAGGCAGCGGCATTGGTGGTTTAGCCACATATGATTTCTTTGCACAACAGCAAGAATTAGTTGGACGTATGTTTGGCTCGTTTATTGAATTCAAATGGAATACTTCAAACAAAAAATTAACAATATTACAGCGTCCAAGAGCTGACGAAGAAATATTGTTATGGTGCTATAATTTTAGACCAGACTTTGAATTGTACAAAGATTACAAAGCATATCAATGGATCAAAGATTATACACTAGCAAACTGCAAATATATGTTAGGCGAAGCACGTAGCAAGTTTAGCACTATTGCAGGTCCTGGGGGCGGTACAACATTAAACGGCGACACATTAAAAAATGAAGCACAACAAGAAATGGAAAAACTTGAAAAAGAATTAGACATGGCTTCAGCAGGTGGCGTTGGTTACGGCTTCTTAATAGGATAATATGTCAAAATTTAAAAACAATAAAGTTATAATTTCTGGCGGATGTAGTTTTACAGCAGGACACGATCTTGCAGATTGGAATGGCAGTGTAGAGCCAGATGGTATTTGTCATACCTACAGTAATAGAACATGGGATAGCATAATACATCGAAAAATGTCTCCTCATTCTAATCTTAGAAAAACTGCTATGGGCGGACACGGATACGGTGCTATTACAAGAAGAATCATTTATGAATGTGAACAACAATTAAAAACACACAAGCCAGAAGAAATTATTGTTCTAGTAATGTGGACCAGTGCATTGCGTAGAGAATTTGTAAGCATACATGAAGAATATTTTTATGAGCCAGAACAATACTTTACTCACACTATGCCAGGAATGATAGAACCACGCAACAATCCTCATTGGAAAGATGTAAAGAAAAGATTAGAAAAAGAAAAATTAGTAAAAACTGTAGAAGAATTTTATAACAAACGATTTACAAGAGACAATGTATATTATTACAGTTTACAACAATATGAATATCTAACAAATTATCTAAAAGCAAATAACATAATGTATTTTTATACAGGATCTTATAATGATCTTGCAAGTGAAGATACAATGCAAGAAAACAATATTTTTATACATGACATGTATAAAAGATTAGATATTAAAAATAATGTATGTTTAGAAAACGGCCTAGGATTTAACGAATGGGCAACAAAAGAAAAATTACCAAAAGGTGTCAGTGATCATCCACTAGAAGAAGCACAATTGCGTTGGGCTAAAAAATTTATAAAGTGGATTGAATCTCGTTGACAAAATATTGATTTTTTAGTATATTAAGTTATGAAGAAAAAGTTATTGGTAATTGGTCACGGCAGGCACGGTAAGGATACTGTCTGTGAAATACTACGTGACAAGTATAATTATAGTTTTGAGAGCAGCAGTCAATTTTGCTCTAAACTGTTTATCTATGATATGTTGAAGGACAAGTATGGATATAGTAATGAAGAACAGTGCTACGCTGACAGGCATAATCACCGAGCAGAATGGTATGATGCTATCTGCGATTATAATGTACCTGATGCGGCACGTTTAGGTAGAGAAATTTTTCAAGCACACGACATTTATTGCGGACTACGCAACAAGCGTGAATTCTTTGCTATGCAAAACACTGGCGTATTTGACTATGCCATCTGGGTTGATCGCAGCAATCACTTGCCTCCCGAAGATAAAAATTCAATGAGTCTTGAACAATGGATGGCAGATTTTACCATTGACAATAATGGTGACCTCAACGAACTTGCATTTAATGTAGATCAGTTAATGAGTTATCTTCATAGATAAACACGCACTTTTTGGTGTCTAAACCCCCTTTTTCTCCGTGGATCAGCTAAATAATAGTAATAGATGACCTAGATAGGAGAACACACAATGGCATTAGTATCACCAGGCGTTCAGGTTAGCGTAATTGACGAGAGTTTCTACACGCCAGCTGAACCAGGAACAACACCTATAATTTTCGTAGCAACAGCGGAGAATAAAACCAATGGTTCAGGTACAGGTATTGCAGCAGGTACTTTAGCAGCAAACGCTGGTAAAGTTTACTTAATTAGCTCGCAGAGAGACTTGGTTGAAACATTTGGTGATCCAACATTCTACACTGATGTTAACAACAATCCAATAAACGGCGGCGAACAAAACGAATACGGTTTACAAGCTGCTTACTCATTCCTTGGAGTAAGTAATAGAGCGTATGTTGTTCGTGCAGACATTGATCTTGCAGCATTAAATGCAAGTGACACACCAACAGCAGGAGAACCAACAGACGGTACGTATTGGCTAGATACCCAAACAACTGCTTGGGGCATTTTTGAATGGAACAGTGCAAGCATTACTACCAGTGGCGGTCAAACATTTACAAACAAAACTCCTATTGTAATTACTTCAACACAAGATTTAGTTGGCGGTTCAGCAACTGCTGATCCTAAATCATCTGTCGGAGCCATCGGTGATTATGCTGTAAGAACAACAACAAGAACTGTTAAAACATACTACAAAGGCAAAAATGGTTGGGCAGAAGTTGGCTCAGCTAACTGGAAAGCAGCATGGCCAAGTGTAACAGGCACAAATGCAAACGTTTCAGTTTCAGTTAGCGATGGCTTTACAATTCAAGATGATGGTGCATCAACAATTGCAACTATTACATCAACTGGTACTACACTAACACAACTAGCAGCAGACATTACATCAACTGCATCAGGTGTTGGTATTACTGCTGACGTTGTAGACGGATATCTAAATATTTACAACAATGGTTCAACTACACCATCAATTAGTTTTACTGATGGTACAGGTACACCTCTTGCAGCAGCAGGTATTGCTACAGCTACAGATTTTGCTGCACCAGCATTACAAATCAGTGCTCACACAAGTGTACCAGAATTTAAGACAGGCGACACAACACCACGTCCAACAGGTAGTATATGGTTAAAAACCACAGAACCAAACCTAGGTGCTCGTTGGAGAGTAAGTCAGTACAATGGCGATACACAGCTATGGGATTCAGTAGCTGCACCAATTTATGCAACTAATCATGCAGCACTTTATGCATTAGACCGCAGCGGCGGCGGAGCAAACCTATTAGAAGGTGATGTATACGTTCAATATAATGTAGCAGAAGATGCAGACACATTTGGTACATTTAAACTGTTTGTAAGAAATGCAAGCGGTCCAACAGTTATTCGCAGCAGCAAAGTTACAGCAACTACATTTGCATCAATTGCAGGTTCGGTAACATTTGGTGTTAGCGAAAGTGTAAAAGGTCAAATGGCAATGAGCGGTTTCTCAACTGCAACTGCAACCGTTGCAGGTTCTAGTGCAGATGCTGATGCTATTGCAGGTGCAATCAACGACCTAGGACTTAATCATGTTGTAGCAAGTGTTGACAGTCAGAATAGAATTGTTATTACACATACAGCAGGTGGCGACATTAGATTTAGTGACACAGACGGTGCATTATCAGCAGCAGGTTTTGTTGCATTTGACGTTGACGATCTAACAGGTACAGAAAACCTATACTATACACCAGGTTCAGATGCACTAGACGATCCACTTCAATTAATTGCCACACTATGGAAACCAATGACATATACTGCAAGCGACGATGCTCCAAGCACATTAGCAGCAGACGGTGCTCTATGGTACAGCAGTGTAGTTGACGAAGTTGATATTATGGTACACGATGGTCAGAATTGGGTAGGTTATCTATCTGCAACATCACCATACTACAATGCTTCAGAAGCTGAACAAACAGACCCAGCAGGTCCTATTGTAAGTGCAAGTGAACCAACTGCACAGTCAGATGGTACTGCTCTTAAAAATGGCGACATTTGGGTAAGCACAGCAGACATTGATAATTATCCAGCAATTTACAAGTACAACAGTACATTAGGTAATTGGATCGAACTAGACAAAACAGACCAAACTACCGAAAATGGTGTACTATTTGCAGATGCACGTTGGACAGATGCAGGTACAAACGCAGGTGCAGATGCATCAACAATTGAAGAATTGCTAGTAAGCGATCACCTAGATCCAGATGCTCCAGATCCAGCACTATATCCAAAAGGTATGTTACTATGGAACCTACGTAGAAGCGGCTTTAACGTGAAGCGTTTTGAGCGTAACTACATTGATACATCAGGCGACAATCCTCGTGCAGGAGACGAAGCAATGGCTGATTACTATCCACACCGTTGGGTAACTGAGTCAGCAAACAATGTTGATGGTTCAGGTAGCTTTGGACGCAATGCACAACGTAAAGTAGTTGTACAAGCACTACAAGCACTGGTTAACAGCAACGAAGACATTCGTGACAACGAAACACGTTTGTTTAACTTGATGGCAACACCAGGTTACCCAGAACTAATTGGTGAAATGATTAGCTTAAACTACGATAGAGGACTAACAGCATTTGTTGTAGGTGACTCACCTGCAAGACTAACACCAGATGCAACTTCACTAAATGAATGGGCAACCAACGTTAACACTGTTGTAGAAGATAACGACGACGGTCTAGTAAGCCGCGACGAGTACATGGGTGTTTACTATCCATGGGGTTACTCAAGTGATAACATTGGTAACAACATTGTTGTTCCTCCGAGTCACATGGTACTACGCACTATTGCACTTAACGACCAAGTTGCTTATCCATGGTTTGCACCAGCAGGTACAAGACGTGGCGGTGTTACTAACGCTACAGCAACAGGTTACATTAATGCAGAAGGCGAATTTGTAAGTGTTGCTCTTAACGAAGGTCAAAGAGATACACTATATCAAAACAACGTTAACCCAATTACATTCCTAACAGGTGCAGGACTTGTTGTATTTGGTCAAAAGACTAGAGCAAGAAATGCAAGTGCATTGGATCGTGTAAACGTTGCAAGACTTGTTGTATATCTACGTAGCCAGCTAAACAGTCTAGCAAAACCATACTTGTTTGAACCAAACGATAAAATCACACGTGATGAAATCAAACAGCAAGTTGAGAGCTTGATGGTTGAACTAGTTGGACTAAGAGCATTGTACGACTTCTTAGTTGTATGTGATGAATCAAACAATACACCGGCAAGAATTGATAGAAACGAACTATATGTTGATATTGCAATCGAACCAGTTAAAGCAGTTGAATTCATTTACATTCCACTACGTATTAAAAACACAGGCGAGATATCAGGTCTATAATATCATAAATGTGGGGGGTTGAAACAGATCCCCCACAAAATGATAAATACTTGTGAATAGGAGAATATATAGATGGCAATCTCAACATTAACAAATATTTCGGTTCCATTATCAAACGATAATAGTGCAAACAACCAAGGTCTACTAATGCCGAAGCTGCAATATCGCTTCCGTGTATTACTAGAAGGTTTTGGTGTTTCAAACGAAACTCAAGAATTAACAAAACAAGTTATTGACGTAACTCGTCCAAATGTTAGTTTTGAACAAACTGAAATTCATGTTTACAACAGTAAAGTACGTTTAGCTGGTAAGCATGATTGGCAAGACATTTCATTGAACTTGCGTGATGACGTTAACGGTTCTGTATCAAAACTAGTTGGCGAACAATTACAGAAACAATTTGATTTTTACGAACAAGCAAGTGCAGCTAGTGGCTTGGATTACAAGTTTACTACACGCATTGAAATGCTAGACGGTGGTAATGGTATACATACACCAACAGTATTAGAAACATGGGAAATATA